CCAACAACTTATTTATCAGATGAAGATCAACAAAAAAATATGTTAGTTGATATGGCAACAGATCCTATTTCTATCGATATAGAAAGACCAGCGATATTAGATTATCAATTACCTGCATTAGGTGCAACACTTGCAGGGTCAACAGCACTTGCTGCGCCATCAACAATTAAAGCTAGTAAGTCTAGAGCTTTTGGTATTGAAAAGAAAAAACCAAGACCAGGTATGGCAAAAACAGGTTTAAGAGTTTTAGGAAGAGGACTTGGAATTGCAGCATCACCTGCACTACTCGCACCTTTTGCAGCTGGAGATATTGCTAGTCAAGTTGCAGAAGGAGACTCATTTACAGATATAGCAACAGATCCATTAAACTATTTGTATCCAGCATTTGCAGATCAAACACCAAAATTAACTAGAGGATTAAATCCAACTCTTCAAAAGGTAGCTAGATTAGGTTTACGTGGACCAGCATTAAGATTATTATCTAGAGCAGGAATAGGTGGATTTGCAGCTTCTGCAGTGATACAAGGTATGGACTTATTTGATGATTAAAAAACTAACAACGACGATACCACCACTTCGAGGACCAAACCCACAGGGGTTGAATGTTCCTGAAAAAAAGATTATAGTGGTGAAGAACTCGGAGAAAAATAATGGCAGATATAGACAAAGCTTTACCCAACGTAGAGCAGGAAATAAAATTACCTAGCGAAGAAGAGATCGCAGAAGCATCTCAAGAGAATATCGAAGAACAGGTTGGACCCGAAGATGTTCAAGTTGAGCAAGACGAAGATGGTGGAGCTACTATTACTTTTGATCCAGAAGCCATAAACCAACCAGGCACAAACGAACATTTTGATAATTTAGCAGACCTATTACCAGAGGATGTTTTAGGTACTTTAGGTTCTGAACTTTATGAAAACTATATGCAGTACAAAGCATCGAGAAAAGATTGGGAAGATGCTTACACTAAAGGTTTAGATTTATTAGGATTTAAATACGAAAACAGATCACAACCGTTCACAAATGCAAGTGGTGCAACTCACCCAGTATTAGCTGAAGCGGTAACACAGTTTCAAGCACATGCTTACAAAGAATTACTTCCAGCAAATGGTCCAGTACACACTCAAATTATGGGTGTGATCAATAGACAAAAAGAAGACCAAGCTACGAGAGTAAAAAATTTCATGAACTATCAACTCATGAACGTGATGAAAGAGTATGAACCCGAGTTCGATCAGTTACTTTTTTATCTCCCTCTTAGCGGCTCTGCATTCAAGAAAGTTTATTACGATGAACTGCTTGGCAGAGCCGTGTCTAAATTTGTTCCGGCAGATGATTTGATAGTACCTTACACAGCCACATCTTTAGAAGATGCAGAATCAATTGTGCATGTTTTAAAAATGTCAGAAAACGACTTAAGAAAAAAACAAGTGGCTGGTTTTTATAGAGACATAGAAATCACACCTGGTTATTCTCAAGAAACAGAAGTAGATAAAAAAGAAAGAGAATTAGAAGGAGTTAGAAAAACTAGAGATGAACAAATGTTCACTATTCTAGAAATACACACTAATCTTGATCTTGAAGGTTTTGAAGATAAAGACATGGAACAAAACCCAACAGGAATAAAACTTCCATACATTGTAACAATTGATACATCGTCAAGAGAAGTTTTATCTATAAGAAGAAATTATAAAGCTGAAGACCCATTAAGAAGTAAAATTGAATACTTTGCACATTTTAAATTTTTACCGGGTTTAGGGTTTTATGGTTTTGGCTTAATCCACATGATAGGTGGATTATCAAGAACTGCAACGAATGCACTTAGACAATTATTAGATGCTGGTACATTTTCAAATATGCCGGCTGGATTTAAGCAAAGAGGTATTCGTGTTAGAGATGAAGCGCAATCGATTCAACCTGGAGAGTTTAGAGACGTAGATGCACCTGGCGGAAACATTAGAGACGCATTTATGCCTTTACCTTTCAAAGAACCATCAGCAACATTATTACAACTGATGGGCATCGTAGTAAACGCAGGTCAACGATTTGCCGCCATAGCTGACATGCAGGTCGGTGACGGCAACCAGCAGGCAGCTGTTGGAACGACCATTGCCCTCTTAGAGCGAGGCTCCAGGGTCATGTCAGCCATACATAAAAGATTGTATGTGGCATTAAAAAAAGAATTTGTTTTATTATCGGATGTATTCAAAACGTATCTACCACCAGAATATCCTTATGATGTTATTGGTGGACAAAGAAATATTAAAGTTGCAGACTTTGATGAAAAGGTAGACATCATGCCTATAGCTGATCCAAATATATTTTCACAATCGCAAAGAATTAGTTTGGCTCAAACTGAACTACAACTTGCAATGTCAAATCCTGGAATGCATAATATGTACGAAGCATACAGAGATATGTACACTGCAATTGGTGTAAAAAATATTGATAAAATTTTACCACCACCTCAACAACCAATGCCAATGGATCCAGCAGCAGAAAATATTATGGCAATGAGTGGTAAACCTTTTCAAGCATTTAAAGGTCAAGACCATAGAGCACATATTACTTCGCACTTAAATTTTATGGCAACTAATATGGTAAAAAATAATCCAGTAATTATGGGTGCATTACAAAAAAACATTTTTGAACACATTTCTTTAATGGCACAAGAGCAATTAGAAATAGAATTTAGAGATGAGATACAACAATTAATGCAGTTACAACAAATGGCTCAACAAAATCCAGACGTAGGACAGAATCCACAAGTTCAACAACAAATTATGCAGTTAAGTATGGCTATTGAAGCAAGAAAAGCTAAATTAATTGCTGATATGACACAAGAATTTAAAGATGAAGAAAGTAAAATCATGGGTGATTTTGGAAATGATCCAATTGCTAAACTAAAAGCAAGAGAATTAGACCTTAGAGCTATGGATAATCAACAAAAACACGATCAAGCTGATCAAAGAATAAACTTAGATAAGTCAAAAGCTATGATGAACCAAGGAAATCAAGAAGATAAACTTGAACAAAACGAAGAATTAGCTAAATTAAGAGCTAATACGTCTATTGAGAAAACAATTTTGAGTAAAACTATACCTTCGGCACCGAAAATGGATGAAATGCCTGGAAATATAGCTATAATCAGAAACAGAGGAGAATAAATATGAAAAAAAATAAAAAAAACAGTCACGCAGGCATGACTCATGTAGATCATGACATGTTCTTGAACAAAGACGGTTTACCAAATGGAGGAGTTAAGGTTGAAGTTTCAAATCCAACAGAAACTCAGTCAGTTCAGGTAAAAGGTCAAAGAGCAATGCTTGCAGAAAAGAAAAGCAAAGCAGATTGGTACTAAATCATGTGGTTATCGGCAATTAAATTAGCCGTTTCTGCTGGAAGTAAGATTTATGCTAATAAGCAGAGAACGAAAATGGCAATGTCAGATGCACAGCTTATGCATGCATCTAAGATGGCCCGAGGTGAGGAAGCTTACCAGGGAAAATTGTTAGAAGCCAGACAATCGGACTGGAAGGACGAGGCAGTTTTGATAATTCTCTCGACGCCCGTCATGATTTTGGCCTGGGCAGTGGTATCGGACGATCCGACTGCTATGGACAAGGTAAAATTGTTTTTCGAGATGTTCTCGCAGCTCCCTTCATGGTTCACTAATTTATGGATCCTTGTAGTTGCGAGTATTTATGGTATAAAGGGAACACAAATTTTCCGTAACGGAAAAAAATAAGGAGATAAAAATGGCAAGTAAAAAAATAAAAAAAGTTCTTAAGATGCTTGGTGCTGGTGCAGCAATTGCTGGACTAGGAAAAGCTTTCATGGCTAACAGAAATAGAAAAGCTATGCTTGAAGGTGCTGATGCTAACGATGGTTTTCTTAATTCTATGATTGGTAATGTAGGTAGAAAAAGAAGCATCAATCCTGCTGAATTCTTAATTGGTGTTGGCGATGACCCTGGTGGAGCTACGCTAGATGGATACCCAATTCAAGCCGGTGCTAAAAAGGGCGGTAGAATTGTTAAAACCAAAAAAGGTGGAAGAGCCGTAAGAAAAGCAAATAGAAGTAAAAAGAAATAAGGAGACTTATGACAAAACCATTACCTAAGGGTAAAAAAGGAAAAGGAATAAGAAAACTTAAAAAAGTAGCTCCACAAGTTGCAAAACGAATGGGTTACAAAAAAGGGAGAAAAGTCTGTGGCTAAACTTTGTGCAAAAGGTAAAGCAGCAGCAAAACGTAAGTTCAAGGTTTATCCTAGTGCTTATGCGAATATGTACGGCTCTGCTGTATGTTCTGGTAAAATAAAACCAGGTGGAAAAAAGAAGAAAAAATCCAAGAGAAAATAATGGCTGAAGGTGGTCTAAGAAAATGGGTCAAAGAGAAATGGGTCGACATCGGAGCTCCGAAGAAGAACGGCAAGTATCAACCTTGCGGTCGATCGAAAGGGAGCAAAAGAAAATACCCGAAATGCGTACCACTTGCAAAAGCCACACGGATGACAAAAGGGCAAAAGGTCTCTGCTGTCAAACGAAAGAGAGCTGCAGGTAATCCTGGAGGAAAACCTACCAACGTTGCAACATTTGCAAAAAGAAAACGAATGGCGTTTGGAGGTAGAGTATAATGGCTACTAGAAAAGAAAACCCTATTTCAAAAAATAAAAAGAACTACAGACCTACAAAGTCTGGAGCAGGCATGACAAGATCAGGTGTCGCTGCCTACAGAAGAGCAAATCCTGGTTCTAAACTAAAAACAGCCGTGACAGGAAAAGTGAAGCCTGGATCAAAAGCTGCTAATCGTAGGAAATCATACTGCGCTAGATCACTAGGACAATTAAAAAGGTCATCAGCAAAAAC